GAAATAGCGTGACATATCCACTTTTGTGCCGCTGCCTGCACCTTCACCTTTGAAACCCAATCAATATCATTGGACGTAGCCTTCCAGTAGGGAGATTTTTCCACTTCCCCCAAACCGCTAGCTTCCATCCAATTGGCAAAACCATGATGATAAACTTCATATTCCTGCCAACGATCCCCTGAATCATCAGTAAAATCAATCCGCCCATCAATATCATTCTCAGTTAATTTCTTTCGTCGAGTATATTTGAGGAGATAGGCCGGCTCGATTCCGGACGTAGTCTGTGTGAGAACCGAGACTGAGCCGGCCGGTGCTGTGGTCGTTAATGCAATGTTACGTCGACCGTATTTTCGACTCATCTCATATACATCAGGTGCAGCTTCCCAAATACGTTCCAGAAACTCGTGACCGCGTTCCTTGTCATGATTGTGAGCCGGAAATGCGCCACGTTCCTTCGCCAAAATACAGGACGAACGATAAGCATTGATTGCCAGCGCCTGATAAAACTTCTCCACTGCCCCAATTGACTCGTCGGATCCGTAGCGAATGCCCAATGATGCCAGAGCATCACCGACTGCAGTAACCCCTAACCCAGTTCGGCGTCCGAGCTGTGCCATTGTCTGCACATTCACCCACATATTCTTCTCAATTGCCTTCACTTCGTCAGGTTCCGGATCACGCTCAATCTTTTCCAAGATTTTATCGACCTGCTCAATCTCAATGTCAATCATGTCATCCATAAGGCGCTGTGCTTTCTGTACCACTTCACCGAACTTCTCGTAATCAAAATATGCTGAATCAGTGAACGCTTCCCTGACAAATGAACATAGATTTATTACCATCAAGCGACATGAGTCATAAGGACTGAGTATGATTTCACCACAGGGATTGGTAGAAGTAGAACCGAACCCTTCCTCCTCATAAATGTCAGAAGGTGTCAGCCTTTTCGCAGTATCCCAGAAAAGCAGGCCCGGTTCGGCAGATGCATGGGCGTTTTCAATCATCTCATCCCACAACTCATTGGCATCAATGTACTCAGAAATTTGTGGGCTTTCGGAGTCTACCGGAAAGCGTAATTCGAACTTCTCGCCGTTCTCAACTGCCTGTAAAAATTCATCCGAGAGACGAACGCTTACATTTGCCCCTGTCACCCTCGTTAGCTCTCGTTTAACTTTAATGAAATCACGAATTTGTGGGTGATGAACCGAAACTGTCAACATTAGCGCGCCGCGGCGACCATTTTGCGCAACTTCACGACAGGAATTTGAAAACCTGTCCATGAAGATCTCAACCCCATCGGTAGTTCGGGCACAATTAGCGGTGGAAGTGCCCTGCGGTCGTATGGTTGATAGGTCAAACCCAACACCCCCTCGTCGCTTGGCAATCTGGACAAGCTCCTGATCTGTTTTCAGGATGCCGCCATATGAGTCGTAAGGTGCCTCAATGACAAAACAGTTCGAGATTGATTGAATCTGATATGGGTTTCCGACACCAGACATTGGTGACCCCTGGGGAACTACATATTTGAAATTATCAAATAGCCCATAAATCTCATCTTCAGACATTGGGTTGGAGTATTTAGCCTCAATTCGAGCAAACTCTATAGCCAGTCGCCGATGCATGTCCGCTGGGGTGGATTCGTGTAAGCTACCCCCTTTATCAGTTAGAGCATACTTGGTTACAAAAACATTGGCCGCTAATTCATCACCGCCAAAATATTCCAGGGACTCCCTTAAAGCATCATCATAACTGGGCATCTCCTACCTCAATCTCCCTTTTGCAATTTGCTTACTTCGCTCCATTTCTTTTTAAGCAAATTTTTATACTCACTTTCGTCATTGGTCACAACTTCCTGTAGTGATAAAACAGACTCATCCATTATTTCAATTATAGAACGTGCTGTGTCGATGTGTACAGGCAGAACTATCCCATCCTTTCCGACGCGATTTTTTGCGATATAAAGACGGCCGGCTCCGGTTGACTTTTCCATTGGCTTCCTAGATAACGATATAACTACATCCGCAACCATAGCTTTTCCGTAAGCCTCTGACATATTTTCTAGACCGACAATGTCAGAATTTGCGGAATCCCTATTTGCCTGTGAAGCAGTCCAAATCGGGATGTTTAAATCCATTGATAAATTCCTTAGTTCTTCATAAATTAATTTTAGTTCGTGTCTTAGCGAATCATATTTTTTGCTTGATCTCATTATATCAGCATAATCGATTATGATTAGGCTTGGGACAAAACCTCTCATCATTAATTTTTCAATGTGGCTGCGTATTGTCATTACTGTAGCTGAACCGGTGGGATATTCCTTAATGATCAGACGCCCGAGCTCGCCTTCCTCATATTTCTTAATAACATCCTCCTTACGATCCGGAATATCGTTGCTTGGTATACCACATAGATTTGAGTCATATCGAACCCCCACGGCATGTTCTGTTAGCTCGAATGTATAGTGCACAACGTTTTTACCACTTCTCATTGCATTGGCACCCATGGCAACTAAAAAATGGCTCTTCCCAACACCGGTATTTGCAGTAATGACGCCTAGTTCTCCCCTCCCAAGTCCACCCCTTAAAATATCTCTCTCGTCCAATCTGGCAATTCCTGTTGGACAAACTTGTCGATTGTTCTTAACAAACCTAGCCTCAAGATCTTCGAAAAAATCGTGTCCCTTGGTGTTTGGCATACCAACTGATACGGCCTCCTTCATTAGTGTCACAACACTCTCAAACCTATCTGTCTGAATGAGTTCAACAGCCTTTTCAAGAGCGCCCTTAAATGCCTGACGCTTGCAGAAATCCAGTGACTTTTCCTTGACATAGTCAATATCACCCATGTCCGGATTCATCTTCATCCGATATAGAAATTCCACAATCTGATTTCTCAAAATTTCATCAGAACTTTCCGACAACTCATCCTTAATAATACTGATCAGCAATCCTAGAGTCGGAAATGTCTTATATTTTTTATAATAACAGAACATCTTATCAGTTAGATAATTGAGATACCGCACCTCAAAAAAATCCGGCAGCATCACTTCAACCATTTGGGCTGCCCACCGGTGGTCCGTGATTAGACCCTGAAAGATCTTTTCCTGAAATTGTTTGCCATACTGTGAAAAACTCCCGGTTGCTTTTGGTATTTCAAAATTATCAGAACTCAATCTCTACCTACTGAATTTACTGACATAAAAAATCTATCTGCATCAAAAGAGGTTATACCTTCCCTAATAAGAGATCTCATAAAACCCATCTTATCGCGACGGGGAATGAAAGTATCAATTGCGCCCTCGACTTTCTCTATTTGAACTGCTGCTAAATTGGCAGTGTCTAAATACATAAGACGCCAATTTCTTTTAATAATATCTGCGGATTCAGCAATCCTCTGATAAAGCTTCAATTTACTAGTTTTTAAATACTCTTCATTCTTTTGTAGAATCTCATCAACACTCAAATGTTTCAAGTCAGTAATAGATGGAAATCTTTTTACTAGTGTTTTAAAGCCGGCTCCCTTTACACCCCCAATTGCATCCGACACATCTCCAATTAAGCATCTCGCTAAACAAAAATTGTGGGGAGGAATTCCAAATTTATCCTGCACGATTTCTGGAGTTAGAAACCGTTTTTGCCCCGGGGACCATTGCGTCACCCGGGTCGACAATAGTTGATAAAAGTCTTTGTCTGACGATACAACTACGCAATGTGCATCCTTTAATTTATGTCGTGCTAAATACCCAATTACATCATCGGCCTCACAATCAGAAACATATATCTGATTGATAGGAGTATGCCTTAAAAGCTCAATTAATAATCTAATCTGATAATTTCTATTTTCAACAGTATTAGGAATATCATTCTCATAATACCGATTAAGTTTCTGGGGTTTTCGCCTAGACTTATATTCTGGAAATATGGCCCGGCGTCTAGGTGACCCCCCACCTTCCCACACTACAACTATATTTGCCGGCTGTAATTTCTGTGATAAGTTTTGAATCGCCCTCATGAACCCTATAACGCCGCCAACGTGATGGCCGGCATCACTCATTGCAGGATTAGCAATGAAGTGCCTGGTCTGTAAATTTAGGCCATCAACCAGTAACGTTGCACGTCCAATTGATTGCGTCATTATCCCTCCGGTGAAACGATATCATCGCCGAGCTCCATTGCGATAGTGCGGATCTCCTCATATGACTCCACGTCGATATCCATCTCATCGCTGGTGATAGTTTGACGAATATATGCCCCCTCCAACAATGCATCAATATAGTGTGTATAAGTGGGATTCTTAATGACACTTTCAAAATCATGTTTATAGAATTTTTTATCTACCAAAACTTCGCCTGTCTCCACATCAGCAACATGAAACTGTTTCCACGCACCGGTACCGGAAACTAAAATTTCTTTTCCATTAATAATTTCAGAGCCGTGTTTTCGTAGCACATCAAAAATCTGTTCGTGTTCTTTGATTCCTATACCGAAATGTATCTCAAATTGACAGGCTCTAAAGGGAGCAGAAACCTTGTTCTTAATTGTCTTAGCGGAAACGTGAATTCCTACTACATTTTTATCCTTGTCCTGGATCTGTTGGCCGGCTCCAAGCTTAATTCTAACAGAAGAATGAAACGGAATTGCCTTGCCTCCTGGTGTTGTTGTTGGATCTCCATACATGACACCAATCTTGGTTCTAGTCTGATTGAGTATCACAAACAAGACATTCTGATTAGCAATAACACCGGTAATTTTTCGCATTCCTTTTGAGATCGCGCGTGCCTGTAACCCTATAGTCTCTTTATCATAGTCCCCCACAAGTTCAGCCTTTGGAGATGAAGCAGCAACTGAATCCCAAACTATGGTGATTGGTACGTCCTTGTCCATTGCTTTTGCCTTCATAATTGTGGCTTCAGCAATGGATAAAACCTCCTCAGTACAGTGAGTATCAACATAGACAAATCTTTTCTCAATATCGACGCCAAGAAGCCCAAGATTTTCAACTGAAGTGGCATTCTCTGTGTCGATGTAAACCACAATACCACCCATCTGCTGGGTGGATCTAGCAATCTGAATAGCAATGTGTGACTTACCAATTGATGGTGGGCCGAATATTTCAACAATTCGACCCTCCGGGAGGCCACCGTTAACCCTGTTAGCGATAATGTAGTCTAATTGTCTGGAGCCGGTACTAATCCATCTCTTGACATGTGTTGGTGATTCATCATAAGCGAGATTGTAGGCAACCCTAGTACCATGTTCTCTATTTAAAGAGCTAATCAGATCAACCGTAAAGTCTTCAGTCCTAGCATTAGTTAGCTCTTTTTTATTATTCTTTTTTGCCATTACAGTATCCTTGTGGAAATATACTCTCCAATTCTAGAACTGTTCAAATATGAGAAGTGGGGGAGGTTGCCCTCCCCCGTAATAACCTTATAGGTCTTCCAAGTCAGCAAAAGCTTCATCTAAATTCTTGTACTTAGTTGTTGATCCCGCAGTAGAGACTTCATCATTAGAATATGAAGGCTTAGCCCCAGAATCAGCCGATTCCTCCTGTGCATCATCACCGCTAAGCCAATCATTAACAGTTTTCTCTAATTCCTCGTATGTCTTAAGAGAATATAGGTCGTCCAAATCAGGAATTTCATCCAACCATTGCTTAGCCTGGCCATGGTCACCAGATAGAGGTGATGGTTTTCCCCGGGGCCTGACCGTGGTGGTCGCCCACATTCGGCCTGGAGGCTTATTACATGTAACCTTCACGTCACGGCCATCAGCTGGATCAGTGATGTCACCGTAATCCTCATCAAGCATGATATTCAGAAGACTCTGGTAGACAGTCTTTCCAAAAGACCATAACCTCACCCCTTTATCTTCTTCGCCACGTACCACTATAGGGGCATAAGTACGCATTTTTGGATATAATTTCTTTGCCAGCTCGTAAGACTCCTTAGCACTATCATCACGAAGCTTATTAATCAACTCTTGAATCGGATCCGGCTTACCAAACTGATACGGCGCCAATAGTCCTGGATTATTACCAATATTATAATAGAACCAACGCTCCTTAAAGGGCTGACCATCGTTATCGGGAAACGACATAAGGCGAATGGTTGTTTCTTCACCCTCCTGGGGTCGCCACATTGAATTGCGACGGCTATTTTGACCAGAAAGCTGGCCTAACTTTTTGCGAATTGCATCAAAATCAACAGACATTTTATAACTCCTAATTTGTAAAGTCCAAATATTAATATGCAAATAATTATCTGCATTACGAATGCTTAAGAATACCACACCACCTAGGTGATGTACATTATTTTCGAGATTTCTTTTTTACCGGGCGTGCGCCGCCAAATGCATCACCAACAGTCCTGTCAAGACTCTTTTTTTTCCTTCTCTTGGTTCCATTGGGATATGTAGGGCCGGTACCCAAAGGCGTTGTTACTCCAGCAATTGAAGCGACCGTTGAAATTTCACATTTTTTCTTCGCAAATGTAGAATCCGCGCCTTCAGGATCTGGCTTCATGGGTCCACCGGCATCGTCTGCTTCGGAAAAATCAGGTTCAACAAGGAGATTCTCATCATCCTCTGAGTCATCTGATTTGTCGTCGTGGGTTTCCATTATAAGCGCTCGAATATAATTTCTTAATAGTTGCATATCATGCATAAATATGCATTGGTTTAAGAAATGTGGGTAAGATCCCTATGCATAACACGTTGTTTTGCTTGTTGGAGAACTATGGCTAGCCCAGACTCATGACCGACATAGAAACGATTCTCTTCAAAGTGTGAACCCTGTGCAAGCTGTACCGCTAACCATTCATCATTTGTAAGGGTAATACCAAAATGTTGAAGTAAATATAACGTCCTATGAGATACTGACATCTTATTAAGTTCTTCATTAAATTTATAAACTTGACCCAATTTGTCGCGATGCCAGTCAGAGGTTTGTTCAACAAAATAGTCTTTATCCAAATCACCAATTTTTCCTAAGTCATGCAACAAACCAACCTTGAGAATTGAATTAACCGGAACTGATATGTTATATACTAGTACTAAATCTCGCATTACCTTTGCAACTTCAAGACTATGCTCCACTAATCCACCGCCATATGCACCATATTGACTCTCTCTAGGGGATGCAGGACACATCAATATTCTCTCACCCATCGATTCCAGTAACGTATTCAATCCAGAATCAGATAAGCGTCGACATAATTTTTCATATGTCTCCCAATTATTTTTCACGGCATCAAACTCAATCATTTTTACTTCTCAATTACAAGCTGGTGTGGGTATTTCTCTGATTACAAGATATGGTATGAAATGATGTGACAACATTGTCACCATTCTCTTGCGTGTCGATGTTCAAGTGGTTAGGCATACATTTTGTTTCAGTGGTAGATTTAAATCGTGCATATGCGCCGACAACCAATTTTGCAGCTGTCGTTTCAAGACCACGATATTCAGCTTCCGATGCCCATGACACTACTAAAAGCTCATTATGTGAGGCACACTTTTCATAAACCGATAAAACAAAAGGCACCCCAACTACCCTAAGAGGATATGATTCCTGGGGTTCTGAGCAAAACTGTTTAATTTGTGATAACCTAACTGTTTTATCAACCGATGATTTGCAATTAATAATGCCGGTAACAACAAGAAATATAATAAAAACACTTGAATAACGTATCATATAGCTATTTTAATACGCGTTCGAAAAATTTACATTTCTTAATATTATTTTTCTTCCTCTTTTTCAGGTTTTTCAGGTTTTTCAGGTTTTTTCTCTTCTTCAGGGGATGGTTCCTTCTCTGTCGGCATTGTATTCCATGAATAAGGCGTTTTTGCAACATATACAACAACATCATTACCTAATAGTTCAATTGCAACCTGGTCATTAAATTGTATTAATTTAGCATTTTTTGCGCCCCTTACGGTGTGCCGAACAAAAAAAACCCCGTCACGAGATGCAATGTCACCCACAACCTTTATCAAGACACCTCTCCTGTTAAATTCATCCCTGATATATTCAGGCTTAGAATATGCGGCTGCCATTATCTCATTTCCCTTTACTGCCTGGTCAACCAAACTGTGTAGGTTTTCATAATTTTTTCGGCCACCTAGAGCACCAACACCTAGGTCTTTCATTAGAGCAGATGGAAACGTCTTAGATCTCGCTTTTAAATCGCGAAACTCCTGACGGACGCCTCCCCCGATTCGCTTGGTCTTTTCCCTTGATACCGGTAACCGTTCTTCTACTAACAGTTGGCGAATTTTATGTCGAATGTAATCTTCTGGTCTCATATCTTTAAATAATTATGTCACTCGAGTTTGATCGAAATATAGTTTTCCAACATTGTCCACTTCAACAAAAGAAATGTCATGTTTCATCCAATTATTGTGCTTAATATCTAAAATTAAGGCATCATGCACCAAAAATAAAGGCCTAACATCCTTTAAGTCTGATATCATAGTATCCAGCAATTTTTTAAATCCCAATATTGCAGCGTCCACGGCTGTCGACTGTACAAAATTACTGTATAATATATTCCCTCTATCACTATCACAAAAAATGGGTCGACCAAATGCATTTGATATCAATCCATCTCTTTTATAGTCATGGCTCAATTTAGTAGTAATATCATTATAGCAGAAGTATTCCTTTATCTGCTTAATCACCTCATATCCACTAAACTTATTATCTAACATACTATCAAGCTTACGAGTCGATGCACCATATAACGCACATAAGACCGCAATTTTAACTTCAGGTCTTTTTAATTTATTCGAAAATAATTTTTCTGAAATTTCATTATAAACATCACATGGTGGATCTTTACCGGCTAATATTAGCGCAATTCTAGGCTCTAAAGACTTAAAGTCTAATTCTAAAATTTGGCCGCCTTCATAATATGAACCAATAATGTCACGACAATTCGCCGGTAATGTGAGAATCCTGGGTCCTGCGCGTACTGTCAGGCGTCCGGTAACCGTACGACAATTACTGTAGTGCACTTTTTGTGTGAGGCCATCATCACAAGACTTAAATGATTTCAATGTCGATAAAACCGACGGGTTATTTTCGGCCGCTATATAGTTACTCAGCTTAACAGAGTCAATTCGGGCCTTTTGCATACAATTAATAAAATTACTAACCCTGATGTAGGTTTGCAAGTAAGACGACTGACACAATTTGGAGAATAACTTCCATAGTATCTCAAATGTATCTTTAAGAGAACTTAGATATTTCTCTTGAGGAATTACTAAGTGCCATGGTATCACGGTTTCATTAGTACCAATAGCTTTCATCGCATTCTGAAATTCTTCCGGAACAGGAGTCGGACATTGCATTTTAAAAATTTCAAATGCAGCCTCAATGGAAATTGAATCTCTTACCGGTCCTAGAGATAAAAAATTCGGAGGTACACTGCGACTCCATGTTAGCGGGCCTGTTGGGTCTTGTTGTAGCAAATGATTCTCAGTACCGAGAAGATCCTTAGTTATTGCTAGCATTTAAAAAATATATTTTTAATAAGACCGGTGTTCAAAATTAGGCTATCAAATCATGCCTTTAAGCTTCCCTACAATACCCGCGACGCTAGCTCCACCGCCGGCGGCGGCCTCCAACATCTTCAAGATGATGGAGACGCTCTTCACCACCCTCTATATCCCTTATTAT